CTCTTCCTTATAATATATATAAGCAATCATATTCTAATAATAAATAAAATCAAACATCGTATTAATTAATTTTTTCATTTACACCATTTTTTTATCTACATATTTTATATTAATATTAAGAGGTGGTAAAATGTGAATAAACACAAAATTAAGTTATGTCTTATGATTATTTTATGTGAAGCTCCAGAGGTTATTGTTGATGCAATTCTAAATCAAATTGACATTAACGATAATTTTGCAGCAGAAGTAGAAAATGCATTATTAGAATTTTCAAAAATTGACAATTTTGCATAAAAAAAGAACCTACTCCCAATTATGAGAGTAGGTTTATTGTTTAATTAAATAACTTCAATTTGTACAGCATCAATGGCATAACCATACCACCCTGCATATCCGTTATTACCGGAACCGTAGTTTGTAATCCAATCAAGCCAGCCTTTTCCGATACAGTGTACACGATATTTGACTTTCTTTCCTGATGGTGCGTTTACCAATCTCATCTGTAATCCGTCTACTTTTGATTTCATATCTCCAGCAAAATATTCACCATACTTATCTTTTTGGCGATCTCTCTGCCATGCAAAACGCCATTTACTAGCTGGATCTCCTAATTTATGAAATCTAAATTCAAGATAGCCAACTTCACCAGCTTTACCTACAGTATTTGCCTGTAATGCTAAAATTGGATAACCAATAACCCCTGAATAACCATTTGTATTTTGGTTATTATAATTGCGGATATTAGCCCACCATCTCCCATTCGCATAAGCTTGATGATCAACATCAATTTTCTGTGGTTTTGGTTGTGGTTTAGGTGTAGATGGCTTTTCTGCAGGTTTTTCAACTGGTTGAGAATTGATTTCCTTGTTTAAAATTCCTTCTACAATGGCTTCAGCGCATTTCTTAGCATCCCATCTGTCTGCGTCATCTTTATCATCAACAAAACAGCACTCAACTAACATTGCTGGAGCTTTTGTCTGCGCAACTACATATAAATTATTTCCACAAACTTTTACACCTCTGTTGTGAACTCCTAGTTCTTTAGAAATCTTAGCTGCTATACGTTCTGCTTCATCAATTGGTGAATTTGAAGATTTATCATAGATATAAACCTCTACACCACCTGTTGAATCGTCTCCTTTTAAATCTTTTCTACCACTATTTAGATGAATAGAAACATCTAAATCAACAGTATGTGAATTACATTTATTAACTATGTTTATAAGATTTTGATCTTCGTCTTTTCCTGCATCGTCTGTACAGTCATATACTGTGTGACCTTCTGCTTTTAACAACCTAATTATTTCATCTTTAACAATTCTATCTTCTTTCAATTCATTTAAAATAGAAGATGCTCCTGGTGTGTGTGCATTATGTCCGCCATGTACATTAATTTTCATATTTCATTTCTCCTTTAGTTATCAATGGGCAAATCGCCTAATTCTTCCATCATTTCATGAATGCCATTTTCATCTGTTAGAGTGTTGTATACTGTATACATCGTTTTTGCATTCTCGATTGCATATAAAGGAATACTTCCTCTATGCATATATTTCTTGTGATAATCAATTATTGACATCCTAATAAGCATGCAGACACCTGATGTAAGTGTCCGCATTTTTTCTTCTTGTTCTTTTTTGATTTCTTGTTCAAGTTTTCTTCTTTGTGATCTTTCATTTACATAATTCTTATATGTAAACAATGCAGCAGGTAAAAGAAAACCTGACAATGTTGCCAGGAAAAATTCCATATATTATTCCTCTTTATTCGTTCCCTCAATAAATCTTGTAAAAGCTTGGTGTAATCCAGTAGATGCTAATCCCATTAACGCCCCATAAACTGCGCTTTCAACTGATAATCCGCTTACAACAAGATTAAGCACGCATCCAAAAGCAGCAAGAATTGTTGGGATATATTTATTAGGAACAAAATCTAATGCCGTTTTTAATACATACCCAACAATTAAACAAGCTACCATTACCACCAAAACAAAATACTGAGTTAATTCTTCAAAATTCATTTCTTCTTCCTTCTTTCTGGATAAGTTTTTGATCATTCCAAGATACAATAAACTTTATTTATTCAGTTATCATAAATTCCAACGCATCAAGATCTGATGCAGAAAGCTTTACATCTTCTAATTGTTCAACATCAATTGTGTTGATTTCAATTTCTTCTTCGATTCCTAGAACTTCATTGAAATCATTTACGAATTTTGCAACTGCTTCTTTATCTTCTGTGTCGATCTTATCGTCTTTCCCATATTTACGAATCAATTCGTTTCTTCTGTCATTGATAAATGCAATTTGCTTTTTAACTGCATCTACATTCTTTTTAACTGCGTATGCTGTCTTAATTGGTAAATCAGCATTGCTTAACTTTTCTAGTGCGCTCTGTGCTGCATATATAGTTCCGTTTGTCAGTTTCATGGTTTATGCCTCCAATGATTTATAACCAGCTAATGCTTCCTGTTCTGTGTAAGCTTCATCTTCAAATGCTGCTTCCAGTTTACGAATTTCTGTGCGATTCTCTTTATAGATTGATTTTGCTTCATCATTAGCAAAGTAATCTGTAAAACTCATGTCTTCTGGATTCTCACTGTTGATTGTAATTTCCTGATATTTAACTGGTTTATCATCTACCTTAATAACATTTTTCAACACAATCTGTTTTTTCTTTTCACTTGTAATCATGTTCGTACCTCCATTTCTCCTAATATATAGGCATTTAATTTTGACTGTAATTCTGTAACTTTATCTTTTAATCTAGCAATTTCATCATCATGCGCATCTACACGTTTAATGGTTTTCTGTATCATGTGCATATTAAGCGATGCAATTTCTTGATAGATAATGCCTAGAGTGTCACTTGCTTTATCTTCTGCATATACCCCAAACTCTGCATCACTCACGTCGTATTTATCCATAACACATTTAACTTGCTGCGCAATAAGCCCACAATGACCTATTCCAATTTCATCTTTCATTTCATAGATAACCGGCTCAAACTCCATATACATATCTTCGAAACGCTTATCATATTTACGTATGTTTGTTTTTAATCTAATATCAGATGGAATATATTCGGCATTTTTTGCGTATAGGCGATACCATAATGCGCTAGGTTGTCCGAGTGTGATAATTCCATTATTTGCGCCTGCCGGTCTGAAAGTATTGCTTTTAACACCAATTCCATCGTGTTCAAGATAAAGGGTTAAATCACCACTAGTGAACCCTATTCCTGCATTGCCAGCGTTTATCTTTATATAGGCACCTTGACCAAGAATGGCTATATCTTTACCACGTATATTCAATTGATTATCAGCGTTTATTTGAACGCCAACACCGTCAAGTAGTATCGTTCCATTATTGCAGATAATGTTTGTTGCATTCATACCATTTACAATACATTGTCCACTAGAATTCACATACATTTTTCCAGAAAATAAATTTCCATTTTCCAACCCAAAACCCATAATGTCGTTTCTTGAATATACTGAAAATCTATCATTAAAATATAAATACTTTTGCGTATTCCTATCAGAATAAGAACCAACATAAATGTTGTTTCCTACAGTTAAATTAGTTGTAACATTTATCGTTGTTCCAGATGTAATACTTCCACCTGTGATTGATGCACCTGATATAGTTCCTCCGCTAATCGTATTGCCAGAAATAGTATTTCCACTTATTGTTGCACTCTTAATTGTTCCACCTGTGATTGTATTACCATTAATAGTAGAACCAGTTATTGTTCCTTTAAAAGTACCACTTGTCGCATTGATAGCACCTGTTAGATTTACATTACTTCCTGTCAATGATCCATCAGATGTCCACTTTAAGTTTTTGCTTGTGAACGTTCCATCTGCTAAATTCAAAAATGATCCAACACTATTTACTACATAGTTTCTACTTTTAATAGCGTCTGTTGCTATCTTTGCGGCTGTTACTGCATTAGCAGCAATCTGTGTTGCGGTAATACTATTAGCTTTGATTTTCGTTGCATCAATAGTTCCTGCTGCAATTTCATTTCCTGTAATAGTTCCAGCTTTTATTTCAGCAGCTGTTATCGTATTAGCAACAATCTTTGTTGCATCTATCGTTCTAGCCGCTATCTTATCGCCTGTAATCGCACTGGCTACAATCTTATCACCTGTGATAATTGCACCGTTTATATGCTCTGCATTGATAGATTTAGCTGCTATCTTATCAGCGTTTACACAATCAGCTTGTAAGTTAGCCGTTGTTACTGCATTAGCTGCTATCTTGCCAGCTATGATAGCATTAGCTGCAATCTGTGCGGCGTTTACTGTTCCTGTATATATCTTTCCACCGTTGATATATGTTTTATCGTTGTTATAACACCAGTTAGCAATAACAACATCAAGTGAAACCCATTCACTCCATGTTGTATCTGATGTACCATATCTTGTATATTCTTTTTTTGATATAGATAATCTAGCAATTTGTGTAGGGTAACCACCACTTTTATCACCCCACGGAACTGTGGTTTCAAGTTCACAATAACTTTCACCACTTAACCCAACTGATTTACAATATTTTAATTCTCGTACAGTTCGTTTAGGATAATTTCTAAAATAATATAAAGGTTGTTCGTCTGTATCTCTAGTATCTTGTATATTTATTGATTTCAACGCTGTATTTGCATTGCTATTAGCGGTGTTTGCCTTACTTAACGCACTATCTGCTGTACTTTGCGCCGTTCCTGCTTTTGAACTTGCAGCAGCTGCATCACTTAACGCTTTAGATGCATTGCTATTGGCTGTTGTGATGGTATTTTGTGTACTTCCGTCAAGTTTACCTATAACAATACTTCCTGCTTGGATTCTATCAGATGAAATATAACCAGATGTAATCTTACCAGCGTCTAAATTAGCAATCTTTGCATTGTTTATTGCTGCATCTGCAATCAATGCGGTTGTGATACTTGCATTCTTGATTGCATTCGTTCCAAATTGAGCAGCTACCCACGCTGTACCATTGAAGTAATACATCTTATAACTATCATCAGTATCAAACCATACATCATTTGTTTTTCTTCCTGATGTGCTAGGTTGTGAAGATGCATAAATAACTGTATTCTTGCCGTTTGCCGTGCTTTGAGCCGTTCCTGCTGCACTGTTTGCTTTCTGTGCTTCCTGATATGCCTTTAACGCATCTTCTAACGCCTGCGATGCGTTTTCATCTGCGTTATTTATCGTATCGCCAACTTGACTTGCTAACTTATCCCAATCAATAGCGCCATTTGTTATCTGGTGTCCGTTGATTGTTCCAACTGTTAAATTTGCACAATTAAGGTTTACAACCTCAATATCAGATGCATCAATACGCCCAGCTGTTAATTTATTAGCTGTTAATGTGACAATCTTCGCATCTGTTATAGAACCATCAGCAATCTGTGCAGATTCAATAACACCTTCACCAATCATAGCCGTTGTAATACAACCATCTTTGATATTTGCCAAGTCAATGCGTGCAAAATGTGCTTCCAATGCTTCTGTGTCAATATTACCTGCCTGTATATTGTCAATACGTGCATTTAACGCTTCTAAATCATCAATATGCGCTACATCAATAATAGCTTTATCAATGTTAGCAATTTTTGTATCCAAGATTCCTATTTCTGCTTTAGTGGCATACAATTGTTCTACTTCTGCTTTTGAGATATAAGCTCGTTCAATCTCTGCAACTTTAGCTGTTAATTCATCTACATCTAAATCCTTTATTTCTGCTTCTAGTGCCGTTAATTTTTTATTGACTTGCAAATAGTTTGTTTCTATTTCTTCAAAATTACCATTCCATGCATTAATAGTGTCTACAAGAATCTTTTTTACCGATATCGTCTCCTCGTATACAAATGAAATTTTCTTTTCTGTAGGACTTTTAAATTCATGTGCTTGTTCTGATTCAGATTTTCCTTTACTTTCTATAGTACCATAACATCCACCATCACAGTGTATTTCAAAATCCATCAACGGAACTTTACACTGTGTTCCATCAGTCGTTATTACAGTTAGCAAATCTCCTGCTTCAATATCAGGTCTAGCTATCATCCAATCTATTTTGATAGTACGATATGTGAATCCTTTTATACGGTTATACAACTCGTTTAATCTCGTCTCTGTCATTCCAGGACAAGAAAAAAAGATACCTACGCCTGTACCAATCGATAATGTTTCTTCATTCGTCGCACATTCCAGTCGATTAATAAAAGTATCTTCTTCATCATATTCTAAAGTATCTTTATATTCGTTTGAACGAATGGTTACTCCGCAATCTGTATACCATACAAACTTTAGATTACCATTACGATCAATAATAGCATTCTTACCACAGTATGCAGCCAATATAGAAACAGCTTCTCTTACTGTACTTCCTTCCAATAGAGAAACATCGTATTCTACATCATCAGCATCACCTCTAAAAGAAATACCAATTTTAGCACACTGTTCATCTAGTATTGTTTTGATTTTTTGATTACCTGATAAATCAGTAAAGAAACCTTTCTCCATTAGTGAGAAATTGTCATAAGCAGTTATAGATAAAAAATTTCCATCTTTCTTAGGTTTATCCATGTGGAATACACCTAATTTTATCCATTCAACACTTGATGATAATTGAAGTCCTATATATGGTTCAACTGTTTGTCCTGTTAACATCCCTTGCGGTGTATCAATTAGAGTGAACTCTACGTAGGCAGATACTGCATCACCAACAGATATTTGATCAGACGAATTGGTTCCACCTTTGTAACTAAGATTTTTAATTCCTGAATATGTTTTCCCATTAACAACAGCTTTTGTTAGAAAATGCCTTCCTGATTTAGTAATCAAATCTTTATATTCTTGAGATGTTTCTATCATTCACTCACATCCTTATTTTTGAATAATCTTTACAGTCGCTGATTTATACCAGTAGTATCCATCGCCTAATTCACCAATATGTTCACTTGACAACGTTCCTCGATAAGATGATATCTTCAAATCAAGTCCAGCATCATGAAATTCAAACGGAAAGAAACTAGCGATTAAATTGTTCTTAATCAGCGCCATTTCTTTATCATTCATAACTCCCCATGTAATGGATATAGTTTTCTTTTGTGCTACAACATCTCCCACCATATCTCCTGAGGCTGTTCTACCAGTATTAGAAGACCATATGATTTCATCATCAACTTTAATTTGAGTAGGTGCAGGCAACTCTGCACCATTTGCTTTAAATAACATGTCCTGCACCTCCTATACATCAATTGGACATTTTCCATTACGTCTTGTGTCTTTGTTAACTTCATCAACAACAGTATCTTTTAGAGCTTTCCTGTCGATATGCACATCCATATCCTTATCTTCAATAGATTTTTTTACTCCTGAAATTTCGTCTTTCATTTCGCGGATTGCAATAACTACATCTTGTAGACTTGTTTCTTTTGACTTTCTAGAATCAGTTAATTCATGTGCTACATTTAACTGGCGTTCTCCAGCAAATGCAATAGTTGGTTCAGATAATGATGTCTGCATTGCTGATGCCATATTAGAAGCTAATGCACTAACTCTTCTAATTAAATTGGGAGTGCTTGATTCCAAGGTACTGGCCAATCCCTGCATCATATCAGGCATCCATTCTTCATAATAATGCAATGGTCCTACATCTGGACGTGAGAAATGCAGCCAAGAAGATATTGTATCAGCAACATTACTTACAGCATTTCTAACCCAACTAGTAGCTCCACGAATACCGCTTGCCAATCCGCTCATCATATCGCTACCCCAACTAGAAGCTTTGTCTACGGCACCGCTCTTAATCTTAGAAGCAATATTTGATGCAACGCTTGTGATTTGATCATATACAGTCTTTTTATTTCCAGAAACTCCGTTTTTTAGGTAATTCATTAAATCTTTACCTTTTGTCTTAATATCATTGTATTTGTTTTTGATACTATCAACTCCATTTTTAACAGTTGTTTCCACTGTACTTACAATTGGATTACCAGAAATTCCTTTTTTAACATTGTCAAAAAGTTCTTTACCTTTCGTTTTAAAGTCATTGTATTTTCCTTTGATCCAGCTTAACCCATCTCCTACCAGTCCTGCAATAGAGCCAACAATAGGAACACTCTTAAGCCCATTAATCAGTCCTTGCATTACATATTGGCCAAGTTCATGCATTACAGTACTTGGAGAATGTATTCCAAACAAAGATTTGAACCAATTTACAAATGGATCAACAATATTTTTTCTGATAAATTCCCCTGGAGATTTAAAAAATGCTATAACACCATTAGAAAATCCTTTCCAAACATTACCAGCTAGTTCTTGGGCTGCTTCATAAAGCATTACGTTAATTCCTATGATAGCTCGAACAAGTACATCTCCTAAATCAAGAGCAATACCTAACCAATCTATATTAATTAGCATAGTGGCAATACTATGACCAATTTCACTCCATTCAATATTCGTTATAGCTATACTGATGGTTGATAGTAGGCTTTTCACAAAATCACTAGTAGTAGTTGCAAAATTCTTCCAGTCAAAGTCTCTAAATAGAGAATTAATTCCTTCTGCAAATTCATTTCCTATAGATTTCCAATCTGTTGTTTTTATAAATTCATGAATAGAACTTATCACACCAGATAATCCAATGGCAATAGTGCTCATTAATTGTGGAAAATTAACATAATTTACTAATCCATTTATTGCACTTCCTAAAGCATTTCCAATTCCTGGCCAATCTGCAGTTGTAACAAATCCATATATTGCGTTTATACTTGCTTGGAAGTAAGAACCGATCGTAATTCCTAGTTTATTCCAGTCTACAGAATAAACTAATCCATTCAGTCCGTCTGCAAATGCTTGACCAATTTTAGTCCAATTAATTCCAGTAATCAGAAGGAAAATAGTATTCGCTATGGTATTTATTCCTGTACCAAACATTATCCCAGTTGATTGTATCGATTAGACTATTAAACAATGTTGTAAATCCATACAGAAATTTAGTAATACCTGAGCCAATTCTATCCCATGAAATCCATTTAGTAAAAGAAGATACTGCATCATTGATTTTTTCTCCAATAACCTTACCAATTCCAGCATAATCTCCTTTAGACCACATATCTTTCAACTTCTTGACCCATCTGTTAACTAAAGATTCATTTACATCACTAGGCATATATTCAGGTGCACCACCTGAACCACCACTATCTGACGAATTAGATGGATCATCAAGTTTATTTATTTCATCGAATCCCATCAAAGAACGTTTAGCTTTTTCTGCCTCTTTTGCAGCTTTAGAAGCGCTGTTTCCATATACTCCCATAGCATCTTTAGCTGCATATATTCCTTGCGTTGATTTCTTAGTTGCTGCATAAGACTGTCCAAACAATGCTGATACAAATGCAGATATATATCCTGTTAGTTTTGCTAAACCCGACATCAAGGCATTAATTGCAGGTAAGATTGCATTAAATATCGGTGTAAATGCAGTTGCTAAATTAGACCTTATCTGTGTAAGACTATTGGCAAACTGTTGATTAGTCATTAGTGTTTGACTAAGGTTTTTACCAAGAGCCATGATTCCTCTGCTAACTAGCGGGAAAATTAAACTGAATATCGTAAATGACTTAATCAATCTACCTAGATTGAATCTTCCCATACTTCCATTAGCTTTATCACTTGCGGATTTTAAGCCTAACAATCTTGTTGATAACTGCAAAACTTTTTCTCCAGCAGATTTAAAACCATTTCCAAGTTTTCTCATTCCTGAACCAGCCAAAGATAAAGCAGAACCACCAAGTTTTTTTAAACCTGATGATAAATAACTAGTTGCACTTTTTAAAATATTAAATGAACTACCCGCTTTGGTTGTAGATGAAGAAGTTGAATTCATCTGTCTATCCATTGCTTTTAATGTAATATTAGTTTTTGCAGCAGCATCTTGAAGTTTAGCAATCTGCTGATCCAACATCATTATTTGTTCATTCAATTTTGCTTCTTCTTTTGGATTCATTCCAACAGAATATCCACTTAAAACTTTTTTTCTTTGTCCTTGTTTTAATAGGATTTTGTTGTCATACATATCCATCATTTGTTCCAGTTCAGCATACTTCTGTTTGAACATCTCTGTATCAAACTGTGGATCAAACTTTATTTTGGGTTTTCTAACGCTTAAAGATGGAGGACCACGAATTGCATTAGCAGATGCTTTGATTGAAGGGTTTGGATTTGTGTTTGCACCATCTTGTCCAGGCATTTGAATATTCCCCATGCTTTTTATCATCGTTGACATTTCTTCCAGAAAAGCACGCATTTCCAGCTTGATAGCATCAAAGCTATGTTTAATAGCTTCTTGAACTTTTCCCAAGCTCTGTGTAATCGTAGAGCGGAAATCTTTGAAAATGTCATTATTCATACCAGATACCTGTTTTTGAATTTTATCAGCCATTTCAGAAGCTGATTTTTTTATATCATCTTCTAACTTAGCTTCTACTTCAAGTTCAAGTGAAACAGCACCAACGCTAGTCTCTGCCATAATTTCACTTCCTTCCATAAAGAAAAGAAACTATGAAAACATAGTACGGAACATCTCCTTTATTTGCTTCATAGTTTCTTCCTTGTTTAATGTTTCATATAGTTTCTTGGTTTGTCTTTCCCTCCACTCATTACGTATTCGATGTTGTTCAGGAGAAAAATGTTTCAAAATTTCTTTATTTTCTTCACTTCTAATACGTATGATTTTTCCAAGCGGTGAATCTTCAGTAATCCCCGCTAATAGAGTGCAGAATTCTTTGAAGTCCATATCAGAATCTTCACTTTTGTAAAGATCTTTTTGTGGATACATCATAGCAAATGATGCTTCAATCAATTCCCAGTCTTCAAAGATGTCATACCAAGTATCAGTTACTTTTTTTCATCAGTAACTTCTTCATCAAATTTAACTTCTGTATCAGAAATTGCGGCTACAATTACCTGTACAATATCAGATACAGCTACCATAGTCATATCCTGAGAATTGATATAATCTAGTGCTTCTTTACCTAGAGCCATCTCAATAAGCTTATCGCTCATTTTTACATCATCTTCAGGATCATCGTTTTGTTTGTTTTCTTTTTCTTTCTTACGAATATATCCCATAATCATCAACACATTTGTTTTAGATGTATTGATTGGATATTTATGTCCTTCATCAAGGATAACACAAGGTCGTTCATTTCTTGCCTTTAATCTGTTAATAACGTCATAGACTCTTCCCATTACTACCTCCTATAGTGAATCTTATTCTTCACTTTCTGTAAAGGTTGGTTTCCCATCACAAATCATATCGAATTCTAGTGGTGCAACATCTTGTGATTCCCCACCAAGTAGATTTTTAACATCTAAAACACAATTAAATGTTAATTTTGACCCATCAGGAAATTCAACTGAAGCTTTTGTTGAACAGTCCAACCCATCTTTAAACGCAGTAGATGCAACATAATCATTACCTGCATCTCCTACATTTCTCTTACCTTTAAGTGAAATGGTAAGTTTTTTTCCTGTCATCAATGCACGGGACCACCCTTTCTGATCCATAGGATTCCAAGTAACCGTGTTACCATCAATTGCAATGGAAAATGATTCCATATCTGCAATTTCAGTAGTTGGTTCTCCGCTCGCTCCTGTTGCACTAATTTTAAACACTATATCAAATACTGGAAATACTCCACTCTCAAATGCCATTTATTACTCCTTTCTATCACGCTGATACGTGATCCATAATTCAATTACATAATCAAATATGCCACTATCATCAATCCCTAACGATATAGGCTCATCATTTCTCATTTTACATAACACCACTTGATATCCACTTATTAAAGGCTTTTGACCATTAAACAGCTCATATACTGATTGCGCTATTTTTTCTGTCTCATCTGGATTTTTGCTCCAATGAACAATAATTGAAATACCCTTTACAGCAGTTGATTTGTTTGCTAAACCACCAATTGTCATATTATCTCTTGCGCTGGCCAAGTTTCTTGTACATATAACTTTTTCAAGAGATCTATCATACGAATTGATTCTCCATGTAGCGTTTGAAATCTTATCTTCCATCCATTCGGAAACATCTCTCAATGTCATCATTTGATTAGCCCTCCGCTTTCTTCCTTAAGGAATTTAGCATAAGTATCAATAACCCATTGCTTTCCTTCTCCTTCACGATAATAATCCATCCAGTGATCCTGCGCGTTTGGATTTTTAGTTTTTTGAAAATGTGCAATATTTCCTGTTTTAGGATGTGGCGCATTAAAATACCATCTCCTTGCATAAGGCGTATCAAAAATGATTTTATAAAGCATTTCATTAACCTTTTGCACAAATCCACTACTTTCCAAAGCTCCTGTATCAAAAGGAACAACACCCCTTGATACAATATCCGATAAAACAGCGTGTGCAGTTCTTTCCAATGCTGTTTCAGATGCATGTTTAAGCTTATTAATAGCATCTTTATTAAGTTTGATTTTAACCTTACATTTCATAGCAACTGTATCTCCGTAGAATATACAACCCCAAATAGTCTAGGTTTTGAAAGGCTCTGCACTGTCTTTTTTGCATCTCCTATCTCTACATATCCTTGGAATATATCTGTGCCTGGTCTGTATTTCGCCTTTTACGATGATGTTTCCTGATAACGAAACTAATTTGTTATCAGTACCAATAACAGTTTTAGCTGTATCGTCATAGACTGCTAAACCATCATATACCAAGATTTCTTTCTTACCTTCATATTTGGTATCCACTTCTTGATATACTTTAATTTGCGTTGTTGCTTCAATATCTGGAAAAGGAAAAGGACACCTGATTACAGCGCTAGGCATCTTAATCCTGTGTCCTCCAATAATTGAATAACTCTACCAGTAGTCTGTATTCCATTGATTTCCGTTGTTTCTAGATTAACGCTGGTTTTACCAACAGAATAACTTTTCATAGGATTATTCAAATAAGAACCGTACTGGTAAGAGTATTCTGCCTGATGACAGACTGCATTTTTAATACGGTCCTGCTGAAATTCAGTTAGATTTTCAAATCCTTTTCCTTTGATTCTTCCAAAACACAAACCATCTACATCATCGCTTGCTTCTTGAAGATATTTCTCAATGTTTTGTAAAATGATTGTACCTAAATAGGTTTTTTCATAATAAGTTTTGTCTGCATACACGCTATGCACCTGCTCCGTTTGAATCATCTTTTGATGATTTAATTTCTTCTTTTAGCTTCTTATTCTCACTTTTTAATTTTTTGTTTTCTTCATATAACTTAACATATTCAGCATAAGAAACTTTTTTTGAAGGAGAAACTGTTCTTTTTCCGTTTTCAATAATATCGTATCCATTGGATAAATACGTGTTTTTCTGATCGTCACTGATTTTCTCTTCACGATTTCCTTTAACTGCAATAATCATTTGGTTACCTCCTATTCATTGTATTACTCTTCTGCTTCTGCATTGATGTAAACTCCCTCTTTGCGGTTAGGAATTACGAATAAGTCACCATATTTACGATTCTGGTATAAGTATCCATCTCCCTGTGTATGAGTTCCTTCTGGCCATAGTTTAATGTATTGGTGCTTGTCGCATGCTAACAATGATTTAGGATGAAACAAAATCATATTAATTTGTTTTGCCAATACACCTGGTTTACACCCATCGGAAAAGTCATAAACTGTTTTCATTCTTGCTGATAGAATAGGTTTAATTTTAAGACCGTCTAAATCAACAATTGAGCGTTTAACTTTTCCATCATTAGACCCATTTACGTTTAGATAACGTTGCAGCTCCTTAGCATCTTTAAGATACTGATCTACCGTTGGTGTAACATATAGGATTCGTCCTTCTACTGGAACTTCATCTTCTGTCATCTGTTTCATAGCCCCATCAATGATAGAAAGAATGTTTTCAACCGATAGTGCTGTGTTATCAGGTGTACCACCTGCAGTTTTAAATTCAGAGTAACATTTAGAAATTCGATAACAGTCTGTTTCTGGAATTGCCTGCTGTGTTTCGAACTCATTTGTGATGTTAGCAGCTGCTAAAGCCTGGTTGCTTTCATCAACATCCATAGTATCTACAAAGAATTCAACATCACGGTCATGTTTCAATACAAATGTCTGGAAATCATTTTTTAGGTTCTGTCTGTTAAATCCGCCGTTGCGGCTATGATCTTTGTACCCAGCCATTTCAACAAAAGGCAATTTAACTGTATTTGCATTAATAAATTTAACTTTTTCAGTAGTCATTTCTGATGTCATTAACTCACGAGAATATTTTTGAGTTAATTCACGCTCAAACTGCGTTACATAGTTTACTGTATTTGGCATTTATATCACTCCTTTACTTATTGCCAAAAATACTGGAGATTTTACTTCCCATATCTTCTTCATTTTCATCCTGTCTTGGTGCACCAAAAGAGAATGAATTATTTTCAGCTCCATTAGAAGTTCGTTTTAACTCTGGCCATTCCTGGATAAGTGCTTCAATCTCAGCTTTTGCTTTATCTTCTGAGAAATTACCATCTTCCATAACTGCATTAACATCAATCAATCTAACTGCACGTGCGATTTTCTTAGGGTCAACGTCAAGCATTGCCATCGTTCCTTTTAATTCAGCCTGGGCATATTTATCAATTGAAATTCCGGTTGCTAAATCAGTTGGTTCCTGTACTTCTTCATGATCAGCGTCATGCTCTTCGACATTTTCTTCTGGAGCTTCTTCTTTTTGACCTTTACCCTTGTATTTCTTTCTAGCTTTAGCCATCATTGCATCAACTTCTTCCTGGGTATAGGTCTTTCCTTTCTGCTTGTTATCGTCAGCAGTCGCGCCCTCCTGTTTATGTTCCTTATTAGTTTCTTCCTTTTCAGGTTCATCGGCCTTAGGATCAGCCTTGTTAGGCTCCTGTTCTTCACTTTCGTTTTCAAAAGCTTTACTAATTTCACTTTCAGGTTCCTGTTGTTTTTCTTTTTCGTCCATATAGTACCTCCCTCAGCTTAAAGGTGCTGATTACCTCACAGCGTTTGTTTAAAATGTCTAAGCACCGAAACGACATAATAAAAGCACAAATCAGATGTAGTTTATCTTAAATGCGGGCCAAAATATGGCAACCGCCTTTTCGGTGGATCTTTCACCGCAATCCTCCTTTCTGCCGACTTTCGGCCACAAAAAATGCAGGTATCCGTTTCTTTACGAATCCTGCAATCTAAATTCTTGTCATAATATGTTGTATATACTATTGTGTAAATATGATGGCACACATTAAACGCCTTCAATCATAGTGATACCGTATTGATTAGCACACTCATGTTCAATCTTACATCCTCTTGCCTCTTTCCATCCAGGTGCGAAATAAGCAACATCTGCAGTAGAAAGCAATTCAAGCGATTTTCCTAAGAACCACAGTGGTCTTGCATCTGCCGGTGCATTTTGGAAGAATGAATCAATAATTTCAACCGGTTCACCCAACAATTCTTCAGCAGTTTTAATTGCTCTTTTTCTTTCAATTAAAATTTCTTCATCACTTTTTCCTTTCATTGGCTGTGAAATAAATAGTTTCTTCATTTTCTTTTCCTCCAATTAAAAAAGCACTCGTTTGAGTGCTTGGTTATTCTTCTCGATAATGTTCACAATTTTGACATATTGTTTTAAAATCTTGTTCTAATATTTCTTTTGGTAATACACGCGGTTTGATTTCTCCCCATACAACAGTATGTACTTCAAGACACTTAAAATCTTCTATTTCTCTTTTTACCAATGGGCAATACCACTTATCTTTGTTTTCCATACTTTTTCACCACCTGTATTACTTCTTTTGTTATATCATCAAATTCTTCAGCAGAAAACGCCGTTCTAATAAGATTCTTTTCTATATCAACATAAGCTGCTCCTTGTTCTGAATAATATCTTTCATATTTACCATTCCACACACTAACAGAAAATAAAGACTTATTAATGTATGAAATAGCTTCTTCTTTAGATATTAAATGATTTCTTTCAGCATTGATATGTTCATCATCAAAAATTAGTTTTTCCGTATCAATTGACAATGGCTTTAAATGAACTCCTGCTTTTTTCTTATTAAGTACCTTCTTTATCTCTGCTTTAATTATAGCATCTTTGTCTTTCTGTGTTAATTCTTCGAAGTGTTTTATATACTCTTTTTCTCTTCTTTGATTACGTTTAAACTCAGGATGTTCTTTCAAGAAATCTCGTAATTTTTTCTGTGCATCTAGCAATTTTGTTTTTGCTTCTTTTTTGTTCTGTTCGTCTACAGTTCCGGCATAAATACGCTTTCGCAATCTTACTTCTCTTTCAAGTTGTCGTTGCTTCTGTTCATTTTCATAATTCTTAAGGGCAGTCTCTGGATTCTGTTGTTCAGGTAGCCTAGTTACTCCCTCAAAATATGTAGCTAATGTATGTCTACAATTAGGATGCAACAATCCCGATTTAATTGCAACGGACAATAGTTTATATTTCTCTTTATATTTCGCTATGTATTCTTCACTAGGATGGCTAAACACATCATCAATGAGTATTTGCCCTTGCCAAGGAATACACAGCTTACATGCATTCGCATGAGCTGATACAAAAACTAAATGTACACCTAATTCATCGCGTTTAGATCCTTCTCCAAGAAGAGTTGCTCTATGTGATGCTGTACGCAATGCCATTTCAGCATACGATGCAATATTTACATGAGCACCATTTTTGTAGATGATACAATTTATTCCTTTATCAAGAAATTCCTCTGTAGCTTTATCTATCGCTTTGCCAAGAGAAATAGAACCACTAGATAATTGAAATTCCGTTTTAAAAATCGTTTGTCTATATACATCATCCATCTTTCTATAAATAGCATGCTGTACATTCTCAAAGTCATCTTTGGTTACGCTAATCAGTGCATTCAGTTTCTTTTCGTTCATTCCGAAGAAATTTGTTTCTTTTGGAGGTTCCTTTCCTGTTAAACCAACATTCTTTTTTTCTGCAGGAAAAGATATCCTTTCTGCATGAGATTCTACATTCTTTCTACCGTCATAAAAATGACTTCTCAACACACTTTCAATCACTCTTTTTATTTTGTAAATATATTTAGTGATTATGTTTCTGTTTTCTCTTCGATACTTTTGGATATTTCTTAACTTGGCCAACTGCCACATTTCCCACGAGAAACCTCTTTGACGTTCCTCTATTTTATGTCTGGCAAAATTTCGATAGAACGATTCAATAAGCTCCATTTCCATTTCAGAGTAGATATCTTTTAATGAATATGGGTCTTTTTCCTTTTCATCACTCATTCATAATCTTCCTCGGTTGGAACAACTCCACCTAAATCATCAAATTCATTGATAGATGGTTCTTTGGAATTAAGCCCATCAATAGCATTTAGCCTTGCTACTTCTTTTTCTTTCCAATCATCATCCTTAGAGTCTCCATACATTTCATCAACCACTGTTTCATTTGACATTACACCATACTGTTTGGCTTTTCCAACGGTTTCAACAACAGACTCAAAAGATGGATTGGCATATTCTCCAAAAGAAATTGTAATTTCATATTCACGATATGGCTTATATCCTACCATATCCATAATATGTAATGCAGCTTCTATGATTTGCGGAATTACCTTTTCAGCAACACGAACAATTTTATTGCGTGTACTGATAGTTGCTTTTTCCTTTTCTCTTTGCGCTTCTGCATTATCTAATTTCTTAACATCGATACCCAACGTAGATGGACTAATCAATCCTTGCAGACACTGATCCAATGCAGTGTTATATGATGCCAATAAACCTTCATCATCAATCTCTCCTTGTTCCACATCAATATTTGGACTTGCTCCTTCTGTTCCGGTTAATCCTTTGATTTTAATGAAACGGCCATCAAAAGGACTAGGTTTTAAAAGTAATCCATTCTTAGGATCTTTGGGAATCATTTGTTCAGGAATAAAAGTCTTAGTCCTATTATCTCGCAATGCTTCAATCCATTGACTATATGCTTCGTCGAATGAATCAAACGCATCCTCTTTACCATCAAAAAGGCTTTTACCACGCCCTTTGTATTTTGGTGATTTACCAACAATAATTGGAACAGCAGTCCAAAACTCAGCATCATGAATCAATGGTTTAACATCAGCCAACTCCGGAAAATCTAATATGTTTTCTTTTTCTCCCTCAGGATTCCACAGTTCATAATCGATACTGTGATTTGTATGGATTTCTTTTAGTAAATACTCACGCTCTTTAAAAACAAAAGGAATTTTAAATATAATTGCTTTTAAATATCCTCTATCTCTTTTAAAATCTACCATATCAGCAGGGAAGAACTCTGGAATAGGATACTTGCTTATTTTTGAATCATAAGTAAACCTTACTGCACCATCACCCATATACATAGCTTCTTTGAACGAATCTTTGAAGAAATCTTCTGGCAATTTCTTTTCGATTGCTTCCCATAATTCTTGTGCCTCTAAATTATTAAATTCTATTGTATTCATATCGTCGAAAGTAATATCAGCAAGAGTATCAATGATGAGTGCTGGCAGTCCAGTATGTATTTTACGGAAGTTTACCCCGTTAGTTGCTACAGCCTGCCAAAATCTCGTATTTCCCATCATATCATCAAATTGCGTATAAAATTGATGTAATTCCGATGGATCCCCTCGATACCAAATGGAATTTTTAAAGCAATTTGCTTCAAAATCCATTGTTTCAATAATTCTAATTGATAATGGATTCATTCCCTTATCCATTTCAAGCCAGTTTCTTAACTTTCTCTTGATGGTTTCATTTATCCTCATTTCTTCGCCTCCATTCTTCCAATCAAATTTTTAAAAGGTATCCATGAATATTGATCTGCATTTATCGTATGGTCATTAGCATCCTCTGGCTCGCTCTTATCTTCTTTCCATGAATATGCGTTCATTTCACGTATGTTTTCTGTACATTCATCAACGATTTGATAATCACAGTGTTTCATCCAACCTTGCTGTAATTGAATACGATCAATAATAGTTAATTTCTTCCATGAATTATAAAAATCATAAATGCTTCCTACTTCCTCATTGTATTTTAAACACTCATTAATCGTCGCCTGATCAGCCGAATCTATAAACACTTCACGAGCATAAGCATCTCCATTTTCTACCCATCGCTTACGATTTCGCTCTAGAAATGCAACCAATAATGGTGGAATATCAGAAGGTGCTAACGCTCTACCACCATTACGTACGATATCTCGGTTGTTGTAAACTTCTTCAGCAAGTGTTACTTTGACTCGTGTATCTGTTATACCTGTAAAAATAAAAGCTATCTTATCATCAGATAACCTTGAATACGAAGTATCAACACCACATGAGAATTGGACATAGTTATAAGACATTGCATGTTCTGGTGTGATAATGTGTTCTTGTCGTAAGTCGAACACAAGTCCAGTAGCACGTCCTCTTAGCCCTTGTATCTTGTTCTTATACATCTTGGTTCCTGGTGCTACTGCATCAACCTTGCGCTGTATGTCTTCACTGGTCATAGACGCGTTATCATTAAAAGTAAAATACCAATGTACCCATCCTTTTACAGCCGGTTCATTTAGCATTGTCAATAATTCTTGTGGATAGTCTTTCATCCATCTCTTCAATGGTCTACTTCGATTCAAGAACTCTTTATATACAGGAAGGTTGGGATCATCAGGATTAGATGTAGTCATCATGTAATGACAACGATGAGATATTTCTCTCAGGAATTCCATATCCGCAATGTTTACCTCATCTATATATACACAACCAACCTGTCCACCTAGGACCTTCTGCCATCGTTTCTTGTTATCGTAGCCACAAATATAAATAACTCTAATCCCTTTATTTGTTTTCAATTCGATATGCGGAAGACGTATCTTTCCTTTTCCAGATGGATAATACTCTGCGACCTTATTGAATTGATCTAGCAATCCTCGTTCACTGTTGATTACGTTTTTTTCTACAGTACCTAAGTCTGCTCCTGCAATTACATGAAACTTTATATCACTGTTTGCTACCTTACACATAAATTTAGTGATTCCAACAGTTGTTTTTCCGGCTGCTGTCGTTCCTTCCAGATATTCTCTAGGTACATCTACAGTCAAGAAGTCACAAAACTTAGGAGATAGCACCAACATTGGTTTATTCTCCATACTCATCATCCTCAGGTTGTTTCATTTGGTCTAAAATACCCGTAATTGCATCCATTTGCTCTTTTGCACCATCATCCGGTGTTGTATCCTCTTGCTCCAGTTTCTTCTTCTGTGCCTGTAACAGTTCAAGACGTGCTTTCTGTTCTTCAGATGCAAAATCCCAGTTTTTATGTACCATTTCATCATACTGCTTTATCATACTTTCTAATGTCTTCATGGCTCTGCTTTGAGCTGAAAGAAAAGTAGCTTGTTTATCCCAAGCCTGCTGAACTTCCCAGCGTTCACCAATGACATTTCCTTCTTTTTCTTCAACTTTTTCAACAGTTTTATCAGACTGGTCCTTTACATACATTAGCTTTTGTCCTCGAATGATTG